TGGCCGAAATCATGGAATGGGCCCAGGTCGAGGAAAACGGCGAGGCCATGACCCTGCTGATCCACCGCATCCATGAATTAGGGCCTGAAGCGGCCCGCCACTTCCTCAGTGCGCCGCGCCACGAAATCGTGATTTCCAAATATGTGGAGCAGAGCTTGGAGCGGTTCCGCATCAGCCGGGAGCTGCGCACGCCGGACCTGATGCTCGGTGAAGACCCCGACGATACCGGCGTTCTGCTTCTCGCGAAATCTGCCTGACCCGCGCTGCCCGCCAGCGCCTTCCCCTATTCAACGACTACAGACCAAACACGACCACGACTACCTATCTGACTGGAGGCGCTCCAGATCGATTTCGAGAGAAGCAACGCGACGCTGGAGTTCTTTCACCTCCTCCCTTAAGTCGTAGCATTCTCGAATGGTGCGGTTGTGTGACTTGTCATTCTGAAAAACCCAATAAATAAAGACCGGAACGGCCGCTAGCAACCAATACATAACGCCTCCTTTTTTGAGCCGCACTATAGCTCACGCAGCCCAGTGGCTTCCCCTATTCAACGATAACGCCTCCCCGGCGAGGGCGGCGGTTGCAAGGAGCCCCCATGGCCAAGTTCTACTATCAGATCAAGGGACGCCGCCCCGCGACAAGCGCATATGGCGATGCTGAATGGGCCTGGCCACCAGTATTTAGCGGAATGGTTGAGGCGCCCGACCGCAAGGCGGCGAAGGCCGTTGTCGAGGAGCAATACGAGCGCCAGTTTCCATCGCGCGTGCTTCGCAAGGACATGGATGCGCACGAGTATCTACTGCACATCCAGCCGATCGACGAACACGACACCTACCTGCTCGGTCGCTTCGACAACAGGCCATGCAAGGAGTGCGGCACCGTCTTTAAATTGATCGACAAATACAACGACCCGCACACCGAAACGAAAAGCCACGACTACTGCACTGAGGCGTGCCAGGCGGCGGCCAAGTTTCGTGACCTTTCAGAGTTCCGCCTGGCCAGCGAGGGTCGTTCGCCGCCGGTGATCTACCAGGTGCGCCAGAAGTCCAGCGGCCGTGTTTACGTCGGCCAGACCACGCAGCCATTCACCCTGCGGTGGTGGCAGCACTTGAGCAACCCAACCAGCTGCAAGTTCCACGCAGCGCTCGGCGGCTCCGACATCACCGACTGGGAGTTCTCCGTGCTCGAGGTGATCGCCTACCCAGAGGATTGCACCAATCGAGCGGCCTACATCACCCAGCGAGAAAGTTACTGGATCGAAAACCTGGCGGCGGTTGAGACAGGGTTCAACACCGTTCGCCCTGCCGGCTCCGCCGATCAGGCCCAGGTGCCGCTGCCTCTCGCCGATCCGGCCTGACCCTCCTGCGCTGCCCGCCAGCTCCGAAGGTCAGTTCAGCTCCTCAATTACTTCCGCTCGTACTTGAACTTGCCAAACTCGATTTTGGTACCGGACTGAGTGAGGCGGTAAATTCCATACCCCACAGTCGCGGCCGCAGCGACAGAAGCTGTGATCTTCGGGTTTGCAATAGCTACTCCAATCACGGCAGAGCCAGCTGCTGCAATTGCTTCTTTGTTCTGAATAGCCAGAGTTATCAGGGTGGCGGTACCGGCGCCTGCCGCTACAACGTCGGCGTCGATTGTTCGGCCTGACTTGTGATCTATGGTATCCGTCATCTGCTTTTCTCCTTGGCATTAGATTGCCATCACATAAAACACTAGTCCGTAGCTGCTGACTAGCGGCCCCACTCTGTTTTTTTAAATACGCCTCCCCGGCGAGGGCGGCGCCTGCACGCGAGGACCACAACATGACCACAGCAATCGACCTGTTCGCCGGCCTCGGCGGATGGAGCACCGGCGCGCGCGCCGCAGGGGTCCAGGTTCTCTGGGCGGCAAACCACTGGCCGGTGGCCGTTGAATGGCACAGCGCCAACCACCCCGACACGCAGCACGTCTGCCAAGACTTGCACCAGGCACGATGGGAGCGAGTTCCCGCACACGACATCCTGCTCGCTTCCCCCTGCTGCCAAGGACACGCCAAGGCCCGCGGCAAGAAGTCGGGCAACCCTGAGCATGACGCTTCGCGCTCCACGGCCTGGGCGCCGGTATCGGCCCTTGAGTTTCACCGGCCGCAGGCCGCAGTGATTGAGAACGTGCCGGAGTTCACTGGCTGGGTGCTCTACCCGGCCTGGCTGCAGGCGGTTCGGGCGCTGGGATATCAGGCAGCGCCGCACATCGTGGACTGCGCCGACCTGGGCGTGCCGCAGCACAGGGTGCGCCTGTTCATGGTTCTGACCCGCAGCAAGGCGCCGCTGATGCTGCAGCTGCCGCCAGAGCGGCACGTGCCCGCAGCCAGTTTCCTCGACTTTGCCGCCGGGCGCTGGTCGCAGATCCAGAAGCCAGGCCGGGCCCAAGCCACGCTCGACAGGGTGCGCAATGGCCGCCAGCGTTTCGGCGACCGCTTCATCATGCCCTACTACGGTAAAGGCTCCGGCACCACCGGCCGAGACATCAACCGGCCGATAGGCACCATTACCACTCTGGACCGCTGGGCCTTAGTCGACGGTGATCGCATGCGGATGCTCAGCGCCAGCGAGGCCTTGGCAGCGATGTCGTTCCCGGCTGACACCCAGCGCCCGAACAGCCACCGGCTGACCATGCACATGGCCGGCAATGCAGTACCGCCGCTAGCAGGCCAGCGAGTGATAGAGGCGCTCATGGCAGCGGCCTGAAGTTATCGAACAGCCGAACGACTTCGTTCGCGAGCTTGGCGACGATGAGAAAAATTTTGAGGATCTGGAGGAAGTGCATGGCTGCTCACCGAGGTGGATATGGTGAGCGCATAGTACCGATACCCCATCCTCTTCCATTTTGCAAGCGGAAGGAGCTATCCCCATGTCCACAGAAAACCGATCCAGCAACACAGATATGGTCAGCGAACTACTGCCGTGCCCCTTTTGTGGCCAGCAGGACTTCCTCATCGAGCGCCTAGACAGCGATGCCTCAGTGGTGATCTGCCAAGGCCTGACCGGACCGCATGAAGCCTGTCTGGCCCGTGGGCCAGTGGGCTTGGCGCAGAATGAAGGCGAGGAGCAGCCAGGCCGCGACAAGGCGGTAGAGCTGTGGAATGCGAGAGCCGAGCAGCACCAGGGCGCGCCGGCTGTATCGATCCCCGAGGGTTACTGCCTCATGCCTAGGCGACTCACTGCCGAGAACGGAGCCAAAGCCCTGCTGCTTGGCGAGTTCAAGCTGGAGGTCACGCGCGAGTGCCCCGAATGCCTGGAACTGGACGAGCCATTAGAGGGCTGCGAGATCTGCGACGGTGAGGGCGAATACGCGCAGCGCTACACCATCCCGTGGGAACAGATCAAATTCATCTACAGCGAGGCCGTGAAGGGTCTTGCTTTCCAGCCGAACGTCACCTGCAAGCCATCATGACATTCGGAGTACATAAGTACTCCACCCGGCTGTAACCCCTCTCCCCTCTACTTTGAGCCGGCGAGACGATTGGCAGTTGGAGCACCGTCAATAGCAATCCGGCGGGCCCGGCCGACGCCCCATGCCAGCGCTCTAGTCATCGACTCACCCGGGCGCGACTCGAAAGCCTCCTCATGAAGCGCAGAGCCGCTCGGGGCGTATACACCGATGAACATCTGCGTGTTACCCGTTCGCGACAGTCGCACCTGGACATCTATGAACGTTCCATCGTCGAGTGTTTCGTCATGAGTCCTATGGTGAAGCGTCGGGTCAGCCCAAGACCAAAAAACATCACCGCGAATTCTCATGCCGTCCTCCTTCGACTTCAGTTGTATGCATCAACCCACCATAGCCAAACCGAAGCGGTTCGCAACCGCACCTGCCTGTTTCGTGATCTGAATCAGACTATTGGCCATCACCAATGCTCCTAACCCCTCCCCCTTCTATTCACTGCCGCGATATGGCGGCCAAGGAAGTCGTATGCTCGAAGCAAACATCAACCAGCACCTGAGCACCCTCACCGCAAGCCAGCTGGCCAAGCTGCTTGTCATGCGCAAGGGCCTCCAGTTCGGCTACGGCTACACGTTCACCGACGATGATGGGCAGTCTACCGACGTCGATCTGGCCTTCCTGGCTGCGGCACCTGGCGAGCTGCTCGAGGTTCTTTTCGAAGAAAACGAGCATGACGACGCCATCAACGAAGTGCGATACGAAGCTGAACAGGTCAGCGGCATCCGCGAGTGGTGCCACTACAGCTGGGGAAGGAACTACGACATCGACGTGAAAGCATTCATCCTGCCTGACGGCCGCGCCCTGGCTTTCTGCGAGATGAGCGGCGGCGGAAAGCACGGCGAGCCGAATGCCTACCCGTGGGTGAATGAGGCCAAGTTCATCAAGGTCGCCGGCGTCGAGGAACGGGTCATCAAGATGTACCGGTTTGAGGAAATCAAAGACGGCGCTGAGGTGGAGCCATGACCCGCCTCGCCCTCTGCCTCCTTCTGCTGGCCACCGGCGCCAGCGCAACCGAGAACGTGATCGACGTGCAGCACGACAGCCAGCGCGGCGTCACCTGCTACCTGCTCAACGGGGTCGGCATCAGCTGCATCCCCGACAGCCAGATGCAGGCCGGTAACCAGCGCCAGCTCTCCCCGCACGAAACACAACCCGAACCTACACCCGCTCTGGCGCCTGGGCGCTGGATTGATGAGAGGTATCAGCTGTGAGCACAGAAGCAATTTCGCGAGACCAGGCGCGCGAGCTCTTCGCAAAGTCAGGCCTCACCTACAGCGTGCTGTCGCCGGAAAACATGCGGAGCCTGCGCGCCAAGATCAACGAGCAAATGGTTGCTAGCGGCGTGATGCACGGTGCCCTTCGCTGCCGCCAGCGCGCGATCGTACGCGACGGCTACGCCGTGATCCGCTGCAAGGCCAGCTACTTCGAAAATCGCGAAGCCATCACATTCAACCCTGACGGCTTCATCGGGTTCGCTGGCTGGGCTTCAGACGGGAATGTGCAGCCAGTCCTGCAGGGATTCGCGGCCTGGGTGAAGGAGATGGCGCCATGACCGACCTGATCGAAGTGAAGACGGCAGACCTAGCCGGTGAGGCGCTGGGATGGGCAGTCGGCAAGGCGGAAGGGCTGGACGTGTACCTGGAGCCTCCCGGGTACAACGGCGTGCCCTGGCGGGTGTTCGCCCGGTACCGGGGCCAGGCCATCGAGCACACCAAACGCTACAACCCGTGGGAAGACTGGGCGCTGGGCGGGCCGCTGATTGACAAGCACCACGTTCAAACCAGCTTCAATGGAAGCGGCTTCACTCGCAGCCCTACCGGCGAATACTGGTGCGCCTATGTGTGCAAACCAACCGGACAGCAGGAGCTCCCAAGTGGCGGCGGCCCTAATGCGATGACCGCAACGTGCCGGGCCATTGCACAGGCCAAGCTCGGCGATACCGTTCAGGTGCCCAAGGAGCTGATCCCATGCCCAGCATGATCAAGGTTTCAACGTGCGACCTTGCCGGTTCAGCACTGCTCTGGGCTGTCGAACTGGTGGACGGCCCGATGCCGCCGGCGGCCGGCCAGCTGCAACTGCCACTCGGTGGTCAGGCCATCGACGACGCAACCGGCGAGCACCTGATCCAGAAGCACTGCATCTGGATTGAGCGCGGGTACAGCTGGCCCTGGCTGGCCTGCGTGTCGGGTCACCCTCTCGACCGCCAGCCCGGCGATACCCGGGCAGAAGCTGCAGCCCGGGCCGTCGTGCACCACGCCCGTGGCGAAACCATCAACGTGCCGATGGAGCTATGCCGATGATTCTTCCCCTGATGTACATGGCCTACCTGAGCTACAGGGGGCCGCGATGACCGCCGAAGTATTCCAATTCCCGGTCAAGCGCCGGCTCCAAAACAACCAGGTAGCTGCCAACCAGGCCGAACGCAAGAAGCTGGCTGACTGGTTTCGAGCCATTGCCCAGCACATTGAGGGCAACGAGATCGAGCGCGAGCCTTTGGCAGCCATGATCGTGCTCAGCAGCGCTGCCGGCGATGAGGTGCTGCACATTGGCTATGCGGCTGAGGCAGTCGACATCAGGCAGGCCGGTAGCGCTGCATCCCGCTGGACTGGGCTCTCCTACCAGCGTCGCGGCGGCAATTTCTTCGACCGCATCAAGTAACCCCTCCCCCCTACTACTCAAGCCCGCCGACATGCGCGGGCGAGGATGAACTATGTCCGCAACAGAACGATTCCACCACACCGTGAACGACTGCCTGGAGCGCCTGGCGGCCGATCTCTGGCCGGAAGCCAAGCTGGCTCTAGTCATCTACACCCCTGAAAAGCCTGAGCTCGACATCGTGCTCAAGGACAGCGGCCTCAACGTCGACGAGGTCGTGAGCACCCTGCGCCGTCGCGGTGGCCTGGGCCTGGATGGCGAGAACATCTACAAGCGCCTGCTCTGCGACGCGATCATCGGGGCCATGGCTTGCGGCAAGCAAAACAGCAACCCGCCGCCTGCTGATCACTGGGGTCAGGAGTTTTGGAATATCGGCCGGGCCGAGGGAGCGATGCAGGAAGAACTGGTTCAGGCCCTCCGCCTGGCTCGCAAAGAACTGGACGCCTGCCAACGGGTGATCCACTACGCCGGCGGCTTCGATCCAGCTTACGTCGACGATGCCCAGGCGGCGCTCAAGGTCGCCGACGCGGTGCTCGAGAAAATCCCCGCCTGACCACCAACCTGCCGCCACCGGCGGCGTGGAGAAACGCATGAACCTGATCGACTGCTACGTCACGAAGATCCTCGGCGAGCCGTATCGCAAGTTCGGCGCCTGGTGGGTCGACGTCGAATACAACAGCTGGGGCAGCACCAGCACAACACGGCTCATGTTCCGCACCGAGGAAGCCGCCCGGGCGGCGCAGGTCGGGCACCACTTCTTGGCCTGAGGAGGCCCATCATGGTCCGATACAAGACCGTGGAACAGTTCTCTCGCGAATCTGGGTACACACCAGACGCCATAAGGACCAAAATCCGCGACGGCAAATGGCCAAAACACATGGTTTGGCGCAAGGCGCCAGACGGAAGAATCCTAATTGACGTTGAGGGGTATTACTCATGGGTAGAGATGGGGGAGGCGTCAGGCCCGCGTCTTCAAGTAGTATCGAAATCACATTCCAATACCAGGGCGTCCGGTGCCGGGAGCGGGTCCAGCTCAAGCCCACCGCCGCTAACCTGAAAAAGGCGGAGCAGCACAAGTCGGCAATCGAGTACGCCATATCAAATGGAACATTCGATTACGCCGCCACATTCCCGCGATCAAAGCGCGCCGCCCAGTTTGCCAGAGCCAGCTCAAACCAGAATATCGGCGTCTACCTGGACGAATGGCTGGAGCGGAAAACGAAGACCTTCAAATCGAGCACCACGGCCCTATACCGGTCAATCATCAGATCGATACTCAAGCCAATGTTTGGGGATCTGTCGCTCGGAGAGCTCAACAAGAAGGTAATCAAGGATCAGTTGTCCGATTACCAGGTTTCGAACAGTAGGCTGACCACAGTTCAGACCTGCTTTCGGTCGGCGCTCAATGACGCAGTAGAGGACGAAATCATTGAGAGCAACCCGCTTTCGGGATGGGCATACAAGAATCGGGAGGAGATCAAGGAGGAGGATGACGTAGACCCGTTCACCCGGGAGGAGCAGGAGGCGCTGCTCAGGGCGGCGCGGGGGGAGACGTGGGCTCAGCTGCAGTTCGCGTTCTGGACGGGCCTTCGTCCTAGTGAGCTAATCGCGCTGGAGTGGGGGGATATTGATTGGATCGCTGGGGAAATCCGAATAGTTCGGGCCAAGACCAGGGCGGCCAAGGTTCCCGAGTCGACCAAAACCGCATCTAGCAGGAGAACGGTTAAGCTGCTTGGCCCTGCAAGAGAGGCACTGCTCAAGCAAAAGGAACTGACCTTTCTGGCCGGAAAGCATGTGTTCCTGAACACCATCACTGGCGAACCATGGCGACATGCCGGCTACATCTACCGAGTGATTTGGGTTCCCGCAATGAAAAAAGCGGGCGTACGGTGGCGGCGCCCTTACCAGAGCCGACACACATACGCCTCGATGATGCTCAGCGCTGGCGAAAATCCGATGTGGGTTGCTCAGCAAATGGGTCACAAAGACTGGACCATGATCGCCAAGGTTTATGGTCGCTGGATGCCCTCTGCCGACGTGGGAGCCGGAGGGCGCGCAGAGGCTCTTTTTGCAAGTAATGCCAGCGTTATGACAACATCACCTCTAGACCCCGCGTTGTAAGCCGAAAAGATCAAGCTGCAAAAGCTGGAATGGGTCAGGTCCGGCGACATCGGCAGCAGGCCTCAGGCAGGTGAAAAGGCAGGGTTATTGCGCCCGCAGGTAGCGCAGCAAGGTATCCAGGGCAACCGAGTTGGGCCGCGAGC